TGGCGCAGGCGCAGGCGCAGGCATTGGCGCAGGCATTGGCGCAGGCGCAGGCGCAGGCATTGGCGCAGGCATTGGCGCAGGCGCAGGCATTGGAACCGTGTTACGCCCACGAGAGCCTCGGCCATCGCTCCGGTTTTGACCCGAGTCGCCCATGTTTATAAACCGGCTAAAATCAACCATTAGAAACCCTTTTTAACAACCTATGTAACTACCACCACGTTTCGCAGCACCCATGCCACGAGCGGTAAGCTTAGAACCCGAACCTTTGCCTTCTTCAATACGCTTATCCGAATAGGGCGCAGCAGCAGTCTTGCCGTATGGAATACGACCCTGCTTATCAATCTGTGCATACTCGACTGGTTTTGGCGGCGCTTTTGGCGCTGAACCGTTTACTTTTACTTTACCTTTCATTGTTATCTCCTCGTTGCTTTAGCAATTCACGCTCCATCGCAGATTGGATACGTGCCTGTGTTTGTGCTTCTTGTGAAGCCAAACGTCTGTCAAACTGCGAACCACGCATCTGCTGATTCTGTGCATCCAGTTCAACCTTGGCTTGGTCAATCGCTTGATCGGCCTGATCGCCTTGTGCCTTAATCTGTAGCTCTTGCTCTTTAAGCTGAACCAACGGATCAGGGGCCCCGGCACCAGACAATTCGCCAGATAGCTGTTTAACCTGCTGCAAGCCTTCTGCTACAAACTGAGCAGTCATCTTCTCTATTTCTAGCATCTCGTCGTCAGTGGCAGGCTGACCACCTTTTTGTTGTACCTGCTGTAAATACGCAACAGCCGCTTGTTCTTTAGCCGCAATCTGTACGTGTTCCATCACATGCTTTTGCAAGCTAATAGCAATAGGAGGCATACCACCAACCATGGGCGACGCGCCAAATACTAAGTGCGCCGTAATGTGCGCCTGATGGTTTTGCCCTTCAAAAGCATGTAGCTCTAACATATCTAAAGCATTGATGTTTTCTTGGGCAGGGTCAAGTGGAGCCGGTTCATCAACAGGAACCGCCTTCATAATGCGGTCAACGTCCGTTACACCCAGTGCCTCGTACATATCCCGATATACTTCGGTTAGATTGTGTATTTCAGGGGCTTGAGAGGCAAGCTGCAACTTAGTCTGCGCCATAACAATACGCTGCGCCTGACTAAATACGTTAGGGTTGCTTACCGGAACGACATCTACACGGTCATCAAAGTCTTCTCGCATGATAGTTTCATCACCACCCGGCACCGTATAAGGGTACTGCTGTGGCAAACTTTCAGACATAACACGCGCAAGAATCTTAAACTCCTGCCGCATTGCGTAGTGCAAACGCTTATGCACCGCACTCATTACACGAGTACCCTGCTCCATCATAGCGATAGTTGTACCTACCGCAGCTTGCTGATTACCGTCACCAACCTTGAGGTCCGTGATCGTCGCAAAACGTTGTCCGGCTTCTACAACAAAACCAAGTAGGTTAAATAATGTTTGGTCAGGACCTTTAAAGGGCAGAGGCATAAGACTGTCACGTATCGCCCCTCCGGGTGCGTCCACGTCTCTGAACTCACCGGGCTGCAACGGTTCGTCATCGTCCCTGATCCGTAGACCGCGGGCCTTGAACCCTGCCGGTAAGTTAGACAGCGTACCGGCGTCGATCAACTGCCTAAGCGCCGACGTTGCTGTTCGAGACAAACCACCAATGGTGTGAATCAAGCCTAAACCGTAGAAACCAAATCCCGGCAAAAACTTAAAGTGTGTAAAGTATTGTATCTTTCTTTTTAATTCGTCATCTTCTTGGAAATTACGACGAATCGACAGCACCTGACCATTGTCCTCGGACAACGTGACAACGTAAGGAACCTTGATTCCAGTAGGTTCGCCCTCGTCATCAAGCTCTTCGTAACCTTCCAAGTCTAAATCAACGTGACATTCTAAAATGGTGCAATCATAATCTATCTGATTAGGCTCCAGACCTTCAATACGGTCCATTTCACCGTCTAAATCAGACATTTCTTTCTGTGCCGGGATAACTTCAACGTCTAAATACGTGCCACCAATCTGCCTTTTGCGCAAATCGTTTAGCGACATGCGCACCACTTGCGTAATGTTGGGACAAGTTTCGAGGTCTGACGTTTCGTAAGGAACAATCAGGTTCTCGGCAGGCACAAATTTAGATACCGCACGACCTAACGTTTCATCAAAATACGTTTTCTTAAACGTAGAACCGGCCAAGGGGAGGTAAAACAACATCTGATCCATGTCAGGTGTGTATTCTTCCATAACACTCGTGATGTAGTAGTTCATAAACTGACGTACACGAGAAGCTTGCTGATTCTTAGAAGTGGATTCCTTGCCCATAACTACAGTACGAACAGGACCCGAAGCAGGCAGTAACTCGTTAAATGCTTGTGCTTGAAACTGCGTCGCAGCTTCCGCCAGTAGCGGATGCGTTACACCCGAGGCGCCGCGAAAAGGTTGAGTGCGCTCATCGTAAGTAAAACCTAGAAGCTCCAAACCATTGGTATAGGCGTCTTCCCACTCTTGGCGACTTGCCTTGTTAGCATCAAACTCACCAAGCAAATCACTTGAAATGCGAGACAACTCACGGTCAGGCATCTCTTCGGCCAAGTTGGCATAAAAATCTTCACTAGCACCACGTTGGTCTTGCGGATCAAAATCAACGATAACTCCGCCGTCATCTTCGGCACTAATCTCGATAGAACTCATATTGTCCGAGTCCAAGTCAGGCACCAATACTTCAGAACTATCCGGCAACTCTATCTCTACTTCAGCCGCCAAATCGTCCATGTCTAGCTGAGAAGGTACGTCCATCAAACCCGCGTTTGCTTTACCGTTTGCCATTGCGACTCCTAATAATCTGACACGAAGTAGCCGTACTGATCTCGGGGTATATAAAGATCAGGACCCTTCTCAGGACTCTTGAAACTGCGGTTGTCCGCAGAACGTCCTATAATTGCATCTAACTGCTTGAATATTTTTGCATCAACCATTTGCGCTAACTGCGCAGGGGTTGCGTCCATACCCGCTTGTTTAAAGATGGAAATACCTACCGCGTTATTTCGCTTATCCATAGCACGATGACGACGATCAGAAAAGCCAATGTCTTCTCCAAGATTTCCTACCGTCATCGCGGTCTTCGGGCCGTAGTCCGCAGCCATCAAAGCACTGCCCAACATGTGACTCCGAGTGTCCGCCATTTCTTGCGGCGTCGGTAAATCTTCACGACCATACGGACGACTATGACGATTAGGACCGTCTACAGGGTCCTCAACTAACGGATAATCATAGCCTTGTTCTAAAGCTTCAAAAAAAGTAGCACCTTCCGGATAATACGTGCCTCGGTCCGCGGACCCCGGATTACCAGAATCCCGTATCGCACGTTCTTCACCCGCTTGAAAACGAGTGCCTTCAGGAGGGTCCGCAAAAGGCGTAAACTGTTCTGCAAAGAAGGTTCCTACGCCGCGTTCGTCAAATTCTTCTTCTCGTATCGGGGGCGGTAGCTGACCTTCACCGTCTAAAACGACGGTAGCGCCGCCATCCTCAAAGTAGGAGACAAATCCACCCGCTCCAAGATTCACAGAAGCACTATTCATTAGCAGGAATTCCCTGAAAAAAGTTAATAATACGCTTTCACTTTAACACGGTTTTCCTCATCTTCCCAGTCATCCGTAGGCAGTTGTACAAAGTTACCCTGCCTATAGCGCATAAGCGCCTGCGTCATACTATCTACCAAATCGTCATGCTCACCGTTAGGAAAAGCCGCGACCTCTTCAATTAACTCGTCCGAAAAAGTCTCGTCGGGGGCCCAAACCATACCCGCTTCAAACAAGGGCGACACACTATGTACCCGACTCACCTTATCGTTACCGCGGCTCGGCGTAAAATTGACAACAGGTATGCCCATGTTCCGTAACTCGTGCGTCAAAGGCAGTCCACTTGCCTTGGCTTCAACAATAACCGTATCAGGTTCCCAAAATTTATAATTATCTAACGCAACCTGCTTCAACTCAGGAAAATCCCAACGTCCCTTTTTACTATCTAACAAAATTAAGTTAGGACCCGAACCACCCTCATTCGGATAAAACACACCCCACGTCGTAATCGCAGAATAGTCCGCCGTCTCGCGCTTACTAAAAGCCGTATCGTAACTTTGTATCACATACTCCAATTGCGGAATCTTCTCAGGCTCCCAAACACGCCACCACTCACGCCGAATAATCGCATTCTCTTCACCCGTAGGATTTTGTTGGTACTGCGCGTTCCACTTAGACGGCGGAATCGACGCCTTTACCGCAGTCAAATCTTCCAAACTCCAAAATTCCGGCCAACACGGAGTCCCATCCTCAAAAATAGCAGGCAACTCCACAACTTCCCATTGATCCGCCAACGGGTCCTTGGCCATCGCACGTAATAATTGACCCGTCATGTCCTTCTCAGACCACCTCGTCTGAACCAAAACAATGCTTCCACCGGGCTGCAAACGCTGCCGAGGACCACCCGTGTACCAATCCCACGCATCATCAAAGCCCGTGTTGCTCATCGCCGTCTGCTCCGAGTGAGGATCGTCAATAATCACCAAATCACCACCACGACCCGCCAAGTTCGAACCAACACCCACCGCGTAATACATACCACCCTTGTTCGTGTCCCACCGGCCAGAAGCCTTACTGTCTGCCGCCAACTTAACTTCAGGGAAAATATCCTTGAAATCGTCACTCTCAATCATGTTCTTCGTCTTACGACCAAAGTTAACCGCCAATTCCGTCGTGTGCGTCGCCTGAATGATCTTCATCCGCGGATTACGGCCCATCATCCATGCCGGAAACAAAAAGGACGCAAACTCACTCTTCGTGTGCCGCGGTGCCATGTTGATAATCAAACGCTTTAGCTCACCACGAGCCACCCTATCTAACTTCTCAGCAATGATTCTATGATGACGGCCCGCGATAAACTCAGGCCAGACCGTTTTTACGAAAGTTAAAAAATCATCTTGGCACTTTTCATTCTTCTCAAGTTGCGCGAGCCGCAGCTCAAGCTTCAGTTTTTTCTCTTCAAGCAAAGTGTTTTGCGCTGCACTCATAGGGGACCCTAGTTAATTTTTCATACGCAGTTTTAGATGTTCCACGTGAAACATATCACGGATTATATGCGATTTTAAGCACAAATATAAGACAGTTAACCACGGTTCGAAATAACGGGTAATTATTTGCGAGAAACATGGCCCAAGCCTCCGTCTCGTAGCCACGGGGCCGAGCGCCGCGGATCGCGGTCGTTAGATCGTGGGCTGTGGTAGTTGACCCGATAGCCGGGGGACCCGGTCGGGGATCGGGGATCGGATCAGGCCGGGGATCGGATCACGGTCCGGGGATCGGGGACCGCGGACCGGGGATCAGGGATCAGGGATCGGGGATCGGGGATCGGGGATCACGCCGCACGGATCACGGTCCGGTAGGTTTGGCGAACTGGGCGCGGCCCTCGGCCCGCCAGATTTAACTATGATAAACGAGGGGCGTAAAAAAGCCCGCACTGGGCGGGCTTAGGGGATCGAATCACGACTCAAGTGTGAGTGTAACCGTCGCGCTCGATTGCGAGCCACATGGAGCACCACGGGATCACGATCGCATCATCCATAAAGAATGTAGATTGTGCTGTTTGCCTGAATTGGCGATAGGTCATCGTCTGGCTGTCCTGACGCCACTTGCGGTAGATCGCTTGGCGCTGTTCCTTTGTTGTTCTAACCATTGTTATCCTCGCAATTGTTCCACTGGTTAAGCAAGACAGCTAAGAATTGCTTAACAGTTAATTGATAGCCTAGTCGCTTTGACTCTATATCCTTACATGCGCTAAACCTTTCTAATAACTCGCCATTAATGGACAAATTCTTAACGTTGTTTTTCACCCTGCTTTTAGCGGCTATTTGTTTTTTACTCAGTCCGCTGCTTGGTCTGCCAGTTGTTCTAACCATTGTTATTCTCCAATGCTTTTAAATAGCCCTCGTTTTTAGCGTCGAGGCTTTCGATTACTAGATCATCTATCAGATCGTTCAACCGGATTAAATGACCGGGAAGTTCATCAGTGCGGCCGCTTACAAAAAGCACCTGCATCGTGTTAATGGTGGTCTTTAACTTAGTTGCGGTTGAGTGATTTTCATCATCAACAATGATGCGGTCAGCGAACATGCGCATTTTCTGCGCGACATGTTTCAGTTTAGCAATCTTATCCTTTTCAAATATCAGCATTACGTTTCTCCGTAGTGCGGCGGACACAACGCCCGCCGTCGTATGCGATTATATAAGATAACTTTTATTAAAGTAAACAGGCATAAAAAAGCCCGCACTGGGCGGGCTTTCGGTAGTGCTTTGGTGCTTAGGGTTCTAGACTTAATTCAAGGCTAATATCGCTATAATCTATACTAATATCTGTCCGCTCGATGGCGTCGCGTATCATATCTTTTATGCGCTCATCACTCTCGTTCTCAAGCTCCATTCGACTTTCGATAGCCGTATCAACCATGCTCTCGATCGAAGTGCCCAGAATAAGAAAGAAGGCGTCGCGGATAGTAGACATATTGCGATCGTTTAACTCAGCTCGCGCCGCGTAATCGTTTACGCTTCTTTCCATCCTAGAAACACGTTCTAACATTTCGTTGAGGTCCTCCAATGCTCGGGTAATAACAATGCGATCATCACCGTCGATGAATTGATTAACTGAAAGCTCGCTAAGTCTATCTAAGTCTGTTCGTAGTTCCATGATAATGCTCCGTAGTGCGGCGGACACAACGCCCGCCGATGTATGCGATTATATAAGATAACATTTCTTAAAGTAAAGCCAAAAAAAAGCCCGCACTAGGCGGGCTCGGGTAGTGCTTGGGCGGTTAATGCCCCGCGTCAATCAATTGTTGCGCCAGTTCCTGACACTTGACAAAGTGTGAATCGCGCTGATCTTCTCGACCGGCCATCCCCATCATTCCCATAAACTGCAAATTAAAAAGCAATTGCTGCGCGAGAGTGTTTTTTAAAGCCTTTTTAACCGGCGCATTCAACAGTTCTCGCAATTCGATGGGGGTATACCCCATATCCGCGGCTGTAGTATTGAAGGGCTCGCCATTATCTATGCGGCGTTGCGCCTCTTTTAAGTCATCCTCGACACTTTTTACCGCGGCGTTGAATCTATCGTTCCATTCCATTTTTGTTTCTCCGTATTTAAAATTAATCTAATTCGCAGAGTCCACAATCGTATTCGCTGACATCCCGGCCATGCGGGCAGATATACCATGGTGGCCCGCCGTTTTCGCACTTTTCACAACGCAGTTCATCGCCGTGGATGCTAGTACTTCCGCACTTCATTTCGATGAATTTATAGTCGTACCCACTGGGCACTGTTTGAATAACCGTATTATTACACATCGCGTTCTCCGTAAAACCGGCAGCGTGAGTGCTTCCGGTCTATGCGATTATATAAGATAACTTTTCTCAAAGTAAAGGCAAAAAAAAGCCCGCACGGGGCGGGCTCGGGTAGTGCTGTGGTAGCTACGCGGCGACTTTGTCAAGCAATGCCCCCGCCTTCCTTTCTATCTCGACGCGGCTGTCTTGATGCGGCACATCCCGCGCAAGCGCGGTAATCGCTTGCGCGGCATCCCATACATTTTCGACGGGCCGCCCTTCCTCCTCTAAATGTCGAGCGTTCGCCGCTCTGGCCATGCGGGCAGATAATCCGGCTCGCTTCGTCAGAAACTCTAACCGGCTTTCGTCATCACTCGCAATCTTTGCCGCTTTCGCCGCCTGAACACCTTCGACGAAGGTAGCAGTGGCGCCGGTGGCGAAGCTTTCGAGCGCCGGTCTAACCTCGGCAGCAAAACGATCACCCGCGAATTTGGTATGTCGAATTTTAACTTCCTGAAAATTTTCGACGCCCCAAAGATTTCTATTCATGCAAACCCCGCGCAGATACATGGCGGCAATGCCCGCCGTTTTGCTTCCGGTTTCACTGTTCCATGCATAGAAGCCTCTAAACATCAGATCAGGATCACCGTTAGCCAAGCGGCCCACTTCGATCGGGTTTCGATCATCGACCAAAAATACAAAAACGTCTCGATCACTGGCGAATAGCGTGGTTGTGTCCAGAGTAACCGGAACTTCAGGATCATAAACGGCGTGGCCGTTATTACTCCCAAC